TAACTGTATACTGAGTAGCTCCTGGCACATATGTTAAGCTAGTTACTTCAGTTATAGGATTTGCTGTTCCTGTTTCTGGAGCCAAATTAGTTGTTATAGTTGCAAATAAGTTGGACTGTGGCACATTATTTTTATAGATAGTAAATCCACCTATTTGTGCATTATAATTATTAGAATACACAAAAGCTTCGAAATCTACAACATCTATTCTGTATAAATCTGCTAAAGTACTAGTATAAAGATTTTGTACTAGTGATCTTATAACAGTAGCACCATCATTTGTTTGTATCTCTAAATTAACCGTTCGTGTAGCAGATGCAGCAGTTATACCTGTAATTGGAGGTATTGTTATGTATCTTCCTGATGCAACTACTGCTGTGTGCGCTGGGCCTGTACAATTATTGTATGTTATACTGCTGATTCTCCACTGTCCTTTATCCAGAGTCTCTGTAGTTATTGGGCCTAGTGCAGTATTAGTTCCTTGGTATACATAAACCCTGGTACCAGTTTCGCTAAAATCATTTCCTGTAGGTATGTAGCTTGTATCATTGCTTAGTGTTACAAATACATCGTCTCTTGAGCTTAGATCCGTGACATCATCAGTTAGTCTACGTATCCTTACCTTATAATTACCGGGAGCTACAGGTATTCTTTTTACTTCGTTGAATGCATCTTTTCTATTTCCGGTTACTGGAATAAATTTAGACTCGGAAGCGATTCCAGATCTAACATTGCCGGCCGAAATATTAGCTATTAAGTTACTAGATCCATACTCTGTATATTCTGTGGTAAAAGTAAGATTAAGTCCACTATATTGAGTAATAGAAGATCTATAGTCTATTATATCTCCGGCTAGTACACCCTGTGTACCTGTAACACAGAAATCGTATAATGGTACTACTGTATCAGCAAAAGCAGGTAGTCGCTCGTATAAGGAAGCTCCTGATACCTGTGGAAAATTGTACGCACTATTATTATATAATGCCTGTAATTCAGCACTAGGATTTGCATTTTTGCTGTCAGTTATAGCTCCGTGTATTACTACTAAATTATTATTATACAGTCCTACTCTGGTCCATCTAAATCCACTATACATTGTGGAGACTGCCCCCTCCCCGGAGCCATCAATTTGATACCATACTGCTGGTAATAAGGGTATAGTTTTTGCTTGGGGCAGGTTATAAATACCTACATAAGTGCTAGCTTCGTATGTTTCGCCAACAGGGGCATACTGAAACTCAAAATTTGCGCTAGCAATATCAGAAGTACCGGCATCGTCTCCGCTTGTATATATCTTGCGTAGCCCTTCTGGAAAGTTAAGTACTATGCCGATCTCTGTAATAGGTATGCCACCATTATCTATAGTTAAGTCATACCAAGGTCCTGGTATACCTACATTAGTATTTGCTGTTAACTCTACTTGTGGATAATACTGTTTTGCATCTGTGCTATATATACTTCTATAGGTATTTTTATCAGAAGTAGTAGAAGGTGTTGGGCCGTGGTCTATATTGGCTATCTGTGGTAAAGTTCCGTCAGTACCAACATAGTCTTTTAATAAAGTGGAACCCACCATTAAGCTAGATTCGTCTAAGTATACGGGCCCAAATCCCCAACATAGAGGCATTTTTAAAAACGAAGTATACGTTTCTGCTTCTAGCAGTTGCTGCCCAGCTAATGGTGGAGTAATGCGTAGTTTACCTAATACTACTGGTATAATTCCATACGGATTAGCTCTATTAGAACCACCACTAAATAAGTTAAGTGCAACGGGAGATCCGGGATTATTAGTATTTTGACTAGGCATTCTAATAGGTGCTATTGCATCTACTAGGGCCATACCTACTGTACTTACGGCCACAGCGGCCACAGCGGCCACCTGAGCACCTGTTAATCCGAAAGTAGTAGCAAGAGTACCGCCTTCAAAAAATGCTGCACCCGCTGGACCAGCTACTAATACTGCTGCTACCATTACAACAATCATTAAAATACTGCGTAATGGGTTGCTACCTTGTGGTACCGCTCTGTACTCTAAAATATCAGTTTTTGTTAAATAGGTTTTATGCCAAGAATCTTGCGGTACTAGTTTACCATTTAGTAGTACAGCAATTTTTGGTTTTAGTTTGTCACTAATAGAATATTTGGTATTTATATTTTTTACTAATTGCTCTACAGTAGCACCCTCATCAACGAGCTCTACATACCGCTGCGTTTTAAATGGATGTGGAACAGCATTAACAATAATTTTAGAGTCTTGCTTTTGTTCGTATCTGTAAAATCCGCTTATTCGGTGTTTCCAAGATCCGCTTTGTAAATTCTCAATTACTACGCTATGTTGCTCTCTGCAATGAATAAATTTATCATTACCAATGTATACACCAACATGAGTATCCATTCCTAAAATTCTGAATAGGACTACATCACCTTCTTGTGGGGCATCTACTTTATTCCAGCTTTCTTTATGAATGGCAAAAAGTTCAGTAGTCTGTAGTCTATCAGAGGCTCCCACATACTGTGTTTCAAAACTAGGTAAATCAATTTCATATTGATTTTTATAAATTAGTCGAACTAGCCCCCAGCAATCGAGCCCGCTTTCATCTCTACCATTATCTTTATATGGTATGCCTATGTATTTATTGTACCACATTAAAATAGTCCTGGAAAATATTTAGGAGTGAAGCCGAAACAAGGAAAAGGTTCGACCTGATAATTTATCATAGATACATCTAACTGTACGCTTTCGGCAGTATATGTTATGCTATTAATATAAAATCCTGGAAAACTAGCTTCCACCGTATTAGGAGAGCTATTAAGTACAAGCTCTAATAATAATTTTGGAGGGCGCACTATCTGTGATTGAATAATAGGCATTAATTGCTTGGTTACATCAGTAATACTTATAGAACATTTAGGTATTCCACCCTCTTCTTCAGAAGGTAGAGATATATTTACTGGTAAAAATATATAGTCAGAACCTCTACTAGTAACTCCATACACTACTTCAGCGTCTGTTGTGTAGGCGGCTAGCCTGCCAGTGTAGCCATCAGCTATTCTTAATACATTTCCAGTATTATCGTATTCAGAAATTGTTAGTAAAGTAATTAAAAACTCATCACTTTCAGGGGCAAAAGCAGCACGTAATGCTGCTGGCGACATGGAGGCTAATCTACTCATGGTAATATCTCGAATTGTAGGGATACATTCCAATATTCAGGTGCAACGTACGATATATTGTACAAAACCCCTTCCTGCTGTGGAACTATACGTACTTCTACTAGTTGTTTGGTTCTTGGGTGGGTAAAATTAAATCGCTTTACCCCATTTAAAGTTGTTTTTATAAATGTATCTAAAGTTGCTACCTCAGTTGTAGTCATTAAAAACTGTACATTTAATAAATCTGGTTTTTTGCCACGATACCTTAACTTAGCTGGCCCAGCGTCCATGGGAGTTCTTAATATAAGACTTCCCATGGACTCTGTATAACCTCGCTGCGGTACCTGTGGAATGTTTAAGCTGGTCCACGAAGGTATTGCCATATTATCTTCTCACTAGTGCTGGTTGTAACCCAAAGTTAGAGCGCAGGGCTTGTTGACTGGAACTACCAGGTCTGGACATTTCAGTTGCATTCATATCACCTACAACTACTTCGATTCTGCGATTACCGCGCGAATCTTTTGTCTCTTTGGTAGTAGCTTGTTGACCGCTGTAGTTATTTACAACAATATCAACATTTGATTGCGCTCCCTGTGCTTGAACACCTAGTCTGCCACTACCATCGCGAGTTAGAGGCATAATAGCTTCAGGGCCTGCTTCACCCATGAGACCGGTGCCCTTGGCAAACTTGAATAGAGTAGGACTATGTACTATGGAGTTAGTAAACATTCCGCCTTTAGCAAATTTTTGAACTCCAGAATCCCAAATACCGCCTTTTGCTTGTTGTACAGGTATTTGATCAATAGCATACAGTGAGCCACCTCCTGGTGCACCTCCTACTGGGACTGTTGGTGTAAAGAATGACCCAATTAATTTACCGAACAAATTAGCAAGCCCATCTTGACCCCCCGCACCTCCAGCTAATTTCTGCATATTCATACGCATAACCATTCGTATGAAGTCAGAAATCATGGAATCTATTAAACTCTTAAAGTTTAATTTGCCGGTCATAGCAAAATCGGCTATAGCATCGCCCATGCTTTCAAAGCTGCGAGTGGCAAAGTCAGCAAATTTTTTCTGTTCTACACTCATAGAGTTAGTTAATCTAGCATTTTCAATTTTTGCTTGCGTGTTTCGTTTTACTGCTTCAGTACTTAGATCGGCTGCTGCCAATTCGTCTAGCCAAACATTTTCTGTTCTTTGTATCTCTAGAACATTTCCGCTTTCAAGGGCACGCTGATAAGCCACTTGAGCGTCAGATATTTTCTTCTGTATATCTTGAATCTGCCTACGCTGTTCTAGCTCTGCTTGAGATATTGCAAATATAGTATTTTTATCTTGAATTTCTTGCTCTGTATATCTACCCATACCGGCCAAAGTATCAAATCTAGATTTCTCTGCATTAATTTGAGCATCCTCTAGTTGCCTTCCTGCCTGCATTAAAGTATTTTGCCGAGCAATGTCAAATCCGATTATTCTATACTTATCAGATATTTCTGCTAATTTTTCTTTTCTATCGGCCTCTACTAGGGCATTATTTTCCAGTACTGGTCTTAGTGCTTGGAACCTAGCAAGTTGCTCTTCTGCGTACTTAGCATTTTTTCTATATGTTTCACTTTCAGGGTATTGTAACTTTAACCTATCGGCTATAACTATATTGTTCTGTAACTGTGCTTCTTTAATGTCGTTATTAATTTTAAGAATTTCTTTGTCGTATACTGCAATAGCCTGTACTTTTTCTGCTTCCGATCCTAAAGCCTCTAAAGTTATACTTGTACCTTGCTTTCTAGCCTGTAAAACATCTACTTGATATTGTTTTTGTTGTATTAATTTTTCATTAGTGGCTTTGATTGTATCTAATTGTTTTACTAAGTCTGCTGCTGCTGCTTGTCCTCCAAGCTCTCCTAATTTAGCTTGACCACTAGATAACTGCTGTAATGCCACCATAGTAGTACTAGTAAGTGTGGCTTGTGCAGCAAGTCTATCTAGTTCATTTTGATTACCTGCCCCAGCCTGCTGCTGTATTTCTGCTATAGACTGTTTTTGTCTTCCGGAGGCTTGGTCTGTCATTAGTTTTCTACGCTGACCAGCAGATACTAGACCTATTTTTACCTCATCCATTAAATCGGATTCTTGTTTAGCAGATAGCTTACCTACTGCACCTTCTTTTAGTTGCCCACTTTCTTGAACAGATCTAGCTTTTTGTATTAAAGTATTTTCATCTATAGAAATTCTAGATAGTTCTAATGCCCGTACTAGATTCATTGATTGTTTTATTTGATCCATCTGTATAGCAATATCTTTCTTTGCTATACTTGCTACTTCCTCTGCGCGCGCTTCTGGATCTTGTATATAAGAGGAGGCCGCTCTTCTTACTGCTAGTGCACCTCTTGCGTACCCTGCTTCGATTTCTGAAGCAAGTGTATTTGCAAAATATGCGGCAGACTCTGCACTAATCCTATTAAATTCTTTGAAAATACCCTTGATATCTTGTTCTATTTTATCTCGCTGTATTAATAAGTCTTGGCGTTTTCCGCTTTGACTCATAGCTACTTCTAATGCTTGTTTTTGCTTTTCTAGAGACTGCGTATATTTTGTTATACTTCCTGCCTCATTTCTTTTTTGTGCACCGGCAAGCTGTTCTTCAAAATACGCTATATTCTTCTTGAGACCGGAGAATTCTTTTTTATCTAGTTCAGATAAATTATTTAATACTTGGGTATATTCTTTATTTAAAGATTTAACTGGGTCTAATAATGGGGCTATAGATTCAAATGCTTGGGGTCCAAACTTTTTAACAATATTTTCTGGATCTGCAAGCATATCATTTAAAGCACCTATATCGCTAGCATTTTTACCGATAGCTTTATTAAATTCTTGCATATTTTTAAAGCCATCTAAAGCCCATTTAGCTATACCACTACTTGGCAATAACCCGTTTATTAAAGTATCAAATGTTTTAACACTTTCTTTTAGATTATTATTTAAGTCAACTATAGACTGTGATGCGGCTTTGGCATTAGTACCAGCTTTTAGTAAAGCATCTGATAATTCTTTAGATTTTTCAAGTGGTATATCTTTTAGTGCTCGTATAAGTCTTTCTATACTTACATCTGGCGATAGTCCCATTATTCCTGCTAGGGTTTCTCTTAACTTATCTGCTCCGGGTCCGGCAATTTTTAAAGCAGTTTCTACAGCTTTTGCCGTAGCTTCCTGCACTGCTACTTCTGTTCCGCCGCCGAATGCCTTTTTAATACGCTCTACAAGACTGGCATACCAATTATTGTTTTCAAGCTCTTTTGAGGCATTTTTTACAAAAGAAGAGAAATTATTACCTAATTCTATAAATGCAGTACCTGCTGCATTTATATTTGAAATAGATAATATCTTTTCACTATTTTTACCTAAATATTCTACTGTATTATTTGCTGCTCTAACTGACTCTGTAAAGGCCTCATAAGATTTTTTTGTTCGTTCTGTAGCTTCTGCATTATCTAATAATTTATCATGTAAAAATCCTAGTGCTGGAGCTAGCAATAGTACTATTTCTACAAAAGGAGCCGCTACTGCTAGGATGCCACTTATAGCATTGCTTAAACCTATGAAAGCTACTCTAGCATAGGTTGTCATAGCACCTAATCTAGACATCTTTCCTGCTATAGCAGTTACTGTTTCCTCTACTTTTTTACCAGTAGTGGGATCTAATACAGTTCTACCTGTGGGTATTTCTATTTCTGTTGGGCCTGCTCTACGACGTTTTACTTCTTCTTTAGTTTGACGCCATGCTTCTCCAAACCCTTGACGCCTACCTACCTGCTCTGCTTCTATCGCAATAGTATCTCTTATATACCCCTGCAGAGCTCTTTCTGCAAGTATAGCATCTCGTTTAAATCCCCAGGATTTTTCTTGAAGTTTAATATACTTATCTGTTTCTTCGGTTACAGCTTTTCTTACATCTAATTCAGCTTTTAGCCATTGTTCGTTAGCTTTAATTCCTTCAGTAGCTAGTGCCGTCAGACTTGCGGATTTTGCTACACTGGGTAGCTGTTTTTTCCACATATCTATCATTTCTGGAGTTAAATCTGCCGCATCCTGTATTGAAGCCATTTCACGAATAAATTTTGGTGGCTTCTTTGGCATTGCTTTTATTTTTTCAGCAAAGGTATCTACTACCTGTAGTTTAATATTTGCTACTTCTTCGGCAGCATATTGCGCAGCTTTAATCGCTGCCCGATTAGCTCTAATAGCTAACTCAGACCTACTTTCTTTAGTCTCTTCCAGTCTTGCGTAGGCTTTTCCGGCAGATTCTCTAGATGCAGATTGTAGTGATTCTCTAAATTGGGTAACAGCGGGCAGAGCTTTTTTAACTAGTATCCCTACTAGCGCTGTTAGTGCCCCTGCCAGGGCTGTTGGGCTTTCGGATAGCAATCTTGCTACTGGGCCAAGTACTGTATTTATTAATGATAAGCCTTCTTGTGAAATATTTTTTATAGAAGCCAATAATTTATCATATGGATTAGACGGTATATCTATATTTCCGAACTTATTTATACCCTCTGTTAATACGGCTATTGTAAAAGCTTGTCTTCTTTCAAAATCTGTTAAACTAGTTGCACTTTTACCTAGAGCTCTTGCGTAGTCATTAACTGAAGGTTCTATTTTTGTAAATATACCTAATTCGTCTAATAATTCTGGTTCTAGTTTTGTAATACCGCGGCTTAATCTACTAAGCGCATCTGGCATAGATATACCTAAGGCCTGAGAAGCTTTTTTGGCGACTTCGCCCATTAGTAGTAATTGTTTTGAAGTCATGCCTGCCGCTGTTGCCTTAGTAGTCGCTTCCATGGCTTCACGCATACTAACAGCACCATCAGTAGTATCTGCCAATCTTTTTGCCAAACTACCTAAAGCCATACCACTTGCAGCACCAAGCTGATCCATGCCTTTTACCATGTTTGTGGTATCCATAGCATTACTTAGTGCAGTAAATGCTGCTTGTGCTGCGAATGCATTGGCCGCAAAAGTAGCATATACACGAACAAACCCACCAAGACCTTCGGCTTGCTTAGCAAAGTCTCTGCCGGCCGCACCAGTGCCTACGGCGCTTCGTGCTACACCGTATTCCTTACCCTCTAGTTTTTCTTTTTCTTTACTTAACTTCTTTAAACGTGCAGTTTCTTCTTCTGTGTTACTATGCACCTTTAATTTAATATCAATAGTATTTCCTGCCATATACCCTCCACAGGGTTATAAATTCTGCTTATAAAACCAGCTTTGGTCTATTATAACATAAAGGTTATGCAAAGTCAATAACATTTTTTATAGACGATAAAAAACCCGATAATTTTTACATTACCGGGTTTTGTCATTTTGGTGTTGCTTTTTGTATTTCTGCTGATCTGATAGAATCTATTAATTTAATTAAGGTAAAATATGTTTTCTTTTCGCAATCTGGAATTTCCCATAGCTTAAATACATATTCTAAGATACTTAAATCTTTGCCTTCGTATCTGCCTACCATAGAATCCCACTTATCATATAATTGGTGATAGATTTCTAAGGCTAGCTGTACTTCTAGCGGCAGATCTTCTAGCTCTACAGGTATATCTTCTTCGACTGGCTCAGTCTGCATCATCTCGCACATTTCAAAGTATTGTTGCTTTGTCATGCCGAGATTACCATTTTGCAGGTAATTATTTAATTGTTTTTCAATTAAACTGAGCTGTTGCTCGAAAAATTTGCTAGATCGCTTACCTGTTCAGTAATAAAAGCATCAAAATTGGAACTATTTTTCATTAGGTAAAGAGCATTTTCTTCGCTGTATTCCAAGAAGTCCTCTAGATCTAGCCCTTCTAGATTTACTGGGGCAAGTTTATCTACATACCCAAGTTTTAATCCCGACCATCCCTTAATAGCATTCTGTGTATAAAGCTGTAAGAAAATTTCTTCGTCAAATTC